AAGGATATCTTGGATGTAATTAAAAATTGTATTGCCATTCAGGAGAGCGAAGTTAGTGATTATATTAAGGAACGTGAGAAGATCCACGCATTTGACGAGATTGCAAAGTTAGCAGAAATGTTGGAGAAGAAATAATGCCAGTAATAAAATGTCCGTACTGTAAAAGTATGAATACAGAACTTACCGATGGTATAAGAAAAAGAGAACGCGGCTATATTAGAGTGCGTGTCTGTAATGATTGTGGTAAGAAGTATAAAACTAAAGAAATATACGCAAAGCCTGTTGAAAACATAACGCGGATGTAGTATAATATTATAGTACACAAGAAGTACACGCACAAACTATTAAAAGGAGGTACTCAAAATGAGTGAAATCGGAGTAATTGGTCAAATCTATGAAGACCGGAGAACACACAAGAAAGGGAAACTATTAGAACGTGATGAAAAGTACAAGACACTTCTTATGGAATCAGATGATGGCAAGTCTTTTAACATCACATATGGTGGTTTCAAGAGTAATTGGCGTAAGATTGATGAGCCAGCCACAACAGTAGAAGAGGCACTACAGGAAGTAGAAGTGCCAGCAGAAGTAGCAGATGTAATTAGTGTTGAGCCGAAAAAGAAAAAATCTTCTAATAATAAAAAGAAGAAAAGTGCGAGTGATGTAAGACCCGAACTTGAAGAGGCTACCAAGACATTAGTTACATATGTCGATTCTTTTTCAAGTCCCAGATTATCATTACTTCCTAATTTTGAGAAGAAGTTAATTGCAATCCGACTCGATAAGCGTAAGGTTGTAGAAATTATCTTTAATCCGAGAAAATTAGGATTCACAGTGTGTTCAAAAGAAGTTTTTGCAAAAGCCGCAGATAAGTTATCGTATATCGATGGTGTAAATTATTATGAGAAATGGAAAACAGTAAATTATGCTTTCTTTGTCAGTAGCGGTAACTTTAATAAACTTTTGAACGATTTAAGACCAGTATTTGTAAATATTTTAAGTAGTGAGGAGGATAAATAATGGCCAGATTTAGTTATGAGGAAGCCGATAATTACGGTGGAAATGGTGGACATGGGTTTTTCTCTTTGGCAAACGATGGTGATGTTGCTAAGGTAAGATTCATGTATAACAAGTTAGAAGATATTGAAGGCGTAGCGGTACATCAGATAGAGTTGAACGACAAAAAGCGGTACGTGAATTGTTTACGTGAGTATGGTCATCCTGTTGATGATTGCCCTCTGTGCAAGAAGGGTTTGTTCGTAAACGCAAAGTTGTTCATTCCTGTTTATGATATTGAAAGTGGACAGGTGAAGATTTGGGAGAGAGGAAAGAAGTTCTTTGGAAAGATGGCAAGTCTGTGTAGCCGCTACGCATCTAAAGAAGATTTGGTGTCTCACATCTTTGAAGTAGAGCGTCACGGTAAAAAGGGCGATACGCAGACAACGTATGAAATTTATGACGTTGAAAAAGATGGAACAACTCTTGAAGATTTACCAGAGTTGCCTGAAATTGTAGGTGGTCTTGTATTAGACAAAGACAAGGATGAATTGCAGTATTTTGTAGACTACGGTGATTTTCCTGATTCTGATAATGCACCTAAACGTAAAACAGAAGAAATGCCCGTCAGAAGAAGAACACCATCGAGTAATGAGGATACGTTTTAATGGCACTATTTGATGTTCCTGCAAGAGCGGGTAGAGAAACAGACAGTAAAATAGCGAAGAAAGCCAATTCAAAAGTAAGACAGACTGCCACCGTAAAGGGTGGCAGTAGTCTTATTGAGAAGATTGGGGCAATAAATGCACTTGTAGAAAGTAAGTTAGGACATCTCAAAGATGATTATATCATCATAAGAGAAGAGGAGATCCTGCACAAGTATATAGACAAGTGCATTGAAAATAAGGTAATAAGTCTTGATACAGAAACAAATGGACTTGATCCTCTGCAAGATAACATTGTTGGTATTTGTATTTATACGCCAGATATGCAGGCAGCCTATATTCCAGTTAATCACATATCATATATAACGGGTATTAAAGTAGAAGACCAACTGCCTGTAGATATTATTAAGGCAGAGTTTGAGCGTCTTGGCGATATAGATGTTATTATGTTTAATGCGGCATTTGATACACGTTTTATGAAGAATAAAATTGGTGTTAAGTTGCATTGTACATGGGACGCATATTTAGCGGCACGTTGTTTAAATGAGAACGAAGGTGCAGGTAATAATGGACTTAAAGCACTTCATAGAAAATATGTATTAAACGGTGAAGGTGATGCGTTTTCGTTTGACGAACTGTTTAAGGGTATTACATTTGATAAGATACCAATTAAGACTGGCTACATATATGCGGCACATGATGCAATCATAACATATGAATTGTATCAGTATCAGAAACCGTTTCTAACTCCTGATAATGAAGAATGTAAAAAACGAGGCTTACAAGACGTTGCGTGGGTATTTCATAATATAGAAATGGCGTGTGTTGATGTTATTGTAGAAATGGAAGACACGGGCGTTGAATTTGATTTTGACTATAATAATAAACTCCGCGATAAGTATTATGAGTTATTAGAGGAAAAGAAAAATCAATTCTATAATTTATGTAATATGTATTCGGATGAAATAGAACAGTATAGAGTATCTAATGCCAATAATAAATTAGATGACCCTATAAATATTGGTTCACCTTCGCAAATATCAATACTTCTTTATGACATAATGAAGTTACAGCCAGTAATAGATAAGAAAACAAAAACAGAAACACGCGGTACTGGTGAGGCAATATTGAAAGAGTTGGATAATCCCATATGTAATGCAGTGCTTGAGTATAGAGAAATGGATAAACTCATCAATACGTATATAGATAAATTACCTGAATGTGTTAACCCAAATGACGGTCGTATTCATTGTAAGTTTAATCAGTACGGTGCAGACACCGGTAGAATGAGTAGTAGTGACCCTAATTTGCAGAATATACCAAGTCATAATAAAGATATCCGTAAAATGTTCAAAGCAAGTGATGGTTATGTGTTAATGTCAAGCGACTATAGCCAGCAAGAGCCAAAATGTTTAGCGGCTCTATGTAAAGAGCATGGTGATAGTCAGATGTTCGACACGTTTATGCAGGGGAAGGACTTGTATAGTGAGATTGCGAGTAAAGCATTTAATAAACCTTATGATGAGTGTAAAGAGTTTAATGTTGATGGAACAACTAATAAAGATGGTAAAGCAAGACGTACCCAGGCAAAGAGTATATTACTTGGTGTGTTGTACGGCAGAGGTGTTCCGTCGATTGCTGAACAGTTAGGTACAACTACAAAGAAAGCACAAGAAATAAAAGATAGTGTGTTTAAAGGTTTTCCTGCAATTAAGAAGTTTGAAGAAGAAAGTATAAGAATGGCACAGCAAGAAGGATATGTGACTACTGTGTGTGGAAGAAAAAGAAGATTGCCGTCAATGATGAAACCGGATTATGAATTTATATGGGTAGATGGTGTTCCTCATGATGATGACGTTTTGGACTTTGACAGTGAGTTGTCAACAGAAGTACCAGCAGGTAAACAAGAGTTTTACAGACATAAGTTGGCTGTATGTAATTTCAGAGATAAGAGAAAAATATTTGAGCAGGCGAATGAAGAAGGAATATGGATTCTTGACCATACAATGGATAAAGATACAACCAAAGTTGTTAATGCACGTATTCAGGGATCTGCGGCAGATTTAACAAAATTGGCTATGATAAAACTACATAACAATGATAGGTTAAAAGAGTTAGGTTTTAGACTTCTTATTCCTGTGCATGATGAATTGATAGCCGAGTGTCCTGAAAATAATGCAAAAGAATGTTCAGCGTTGTTAGCACAGGTAATGTCAGATGCGGCAGAAGAAATATTACATATGCCAATTAAATGTGATGTAGAAATAACAAAATGTTGGTACGGGGAGAGTGTAGAAGTATGAGGGAAGATTTTGCTATATTTATACTTACACACGGTAGACCGAACACACAGAGTACGTTAGATACGATACGTAGAGAGGGATATACAGGTAAAGTTTATCTTGTTGTTGATAATCTCGACACCACACTATCTCAATATACTCACCGCTATGATAATGTAATAGTGTTTGATAAAATAGAGTATGTAAAGAGAACAGATTGTGGATTATCTGAACCGAAAATAAATTTTGCAGTGTTCGCACGAAACGCAATAGAGGACATAGCAAAGAATATGGGATATAGATTTTTTGGTATGTTTGATGATGACGTTAAGAAGTTGAGGTTTAGGTACGAAGAAGATAATCGTTTAATGTCCGCAGAGGTAACAAATTTAGACAAGGTTATAGACGCTATAATCGAGTATATGGATAGTTGTAATATAGCAACAACATCATTCGCGGCTGTACCGGCGTTTATAGGCGGTTTAAATAGACTTGACCAGAGAAATCTTGATAGTGGTAAATTAAGAGAGTGCTTTAATGTAATATTCCGAAATAGTTTGTATGATGTTAATTGGGGATTAAATATGCACGAAGATAGAATAACGTCTATGATGTGCGGTAGAAAAGGTCAAGTATGGCAGATGTTTCTTTTCATACAGATGGATTTAGGTGAACTGTTTGGTAAGAACGAAGGTGGCAATTCAGAAGTGTATAGAACCATGGATGAATTTCATCAAGTATTTTTTCCAACATTAGTATTTCCAGATTCGGTATATGTTAGTTATTATAATCAGCACTTTACACCGAGAGTTATTGGAGAAAATAATATATGTAATAAAATTATAAGCGGGAGGTATAAGAAGTGAGTTTATTTGAAGTAGAAAGAAAAACACCTATGGGTGATGATACAAAGTATTCAAGAGCAATAAAGACACCGCAATATGTACCAAGCGAAAATAAACCGCATATAGACAGTTTAGTGGAATATAGTAAGTACAGTAAACTTCTTGCGGATATTAAGAACTCAAACGT